AAAGAGGAAAAAATGGGTCTAGTAAAAGGACTAAAAGATTTAAATAAAGTTATGGATAAACCGCAATCATCTGGCGGAGACGGCACGAAAGCTCGTTGGGTAAAATTAGATGATTCAGAAAGTGTAAAGATTAGATTTCTTCAGGAATTAGATCCTGACTCCCCACATTATAATGAAAAAAATAGCCTTGGGTTCATTGCAGTAGAACACACAAACCCAAGAGATTATAAGCGCAAAGCATTATGCACAATTGATGATCAAGGAAAATGCTGGGGATGTGAACAACATCGCAAGGATTACAAGGCAGGATGGAAGGGACGTTCTCGTCTTTACATCAATGTTCTTGTAGACGATGGTAAAGAAGAGCCATACGTTGCCATCTTGTCTCAGGGAAGTAGCGGAAAGACTATTACCCCAACACTAATTGAATATGCTGGCGAAATGGGTAGCATTTCAAACTTAGTGTGGCGCATTAAGCGTACAGGCACAAAAACAGACACAAGCTATACAGCAATTCCACTAGCAAAAGATGAATCCCCTTTTGATTCTTCCAGCTTGGAATTATACGAATTAGAAAAGGTTGCAGTTCGTGATCTACCCTACACAGAACAAGAATCCTTTTTTAACGGCGAAGGCGGAGAAGATCAGTCTTCAGGCTCAGGTAGCGTAGAGTGGTAAAAGGTGGGGCGGGAAACCGCCCCACTCTGCCAGGGTAGCCCAGTGGTAGAGGCGGTAGACTTAAAATTTATAAAGCGTGGGTTCGAATCCCACCCTTGGTACTAGAAAGAAAAGGCGGAAATGATTAACTTAGACATACCAGATCCATTTACAACATTTGTGGCTAATAAATACTATAACTACAAGGGCATGGTTTACGATTTCTTTGCAAAAGAATGGTATCTAAAAACTGCATGTTGTGGAGAAGAGCTATATGCTCCAAACAAAAAGACTATGACAAAGATTAGACTTTATCATACTAGAAACGAATGCATGGGGGGATATTAATGAGTTTTGCACACTTACATGTTCACTCATACTACTCATTAATGGACGGTCTAAACTCCCCTAGAGAGCTTTGCCAAGCAGCATTAGATGCTGGACAAACAGCAATTGCTATTACAGATCATGGTACACTATCATCACATCGTGAAATGCAAATTGCAGCCAAGGAATTGGGTATTAAGCCAATCCTTGGAGTAGAGGCATACATATCACCGACAGATAGATTTGATAGATCATCTAAAACAGACAAAAGCATACAGGCATACAATCACATTATTTTGTTAGCAAAAAATCAAAACGGACTAAGCAATATTAATAGACTGCAAGAATTAGCTTGGAACGAAGGGTTTTACCATAAGCCTAGAATTGATAGGGAGGTTCTAAAGGAATATGCAAAAGACATTATTGTTCTTTCTGGATGCCTCAATGGTCTTATTAGTAAAGCTATTGAACGCCAGGAATTCTCAGAAGCAAAACTTATACTCAAGGACTTTAAGCAAACTTTTGGCGAAGACTTTTACATTGAAGTACAGTCTCACAACCCAGAAGAAATAAATAGCAAGTTGCTAGAGTTGGCAGATGAGCTTGGAATCAAGCCAGTTGCCACAGGAGATGCACACTTTGCTAAAGGCGAAGATAAGGTTTTGGAAGAAGCCATGCTAATTCTTTCCACATCACCTAAATCAGATAAAGAAGCAGACTTTGAAATGTCTAGAAATATGAATAATATGCTAGATCGATTCAACTACCTATATCCAGATAGAAGAATCTCTTTTCAAGACTATAACCTATTTATCCAATCTAGGGAAGAAATAGAGTCAGACTTTAATAAATCTGGAATTAAACGAACAGACATTTATGAGAACACTATTGAGATAGCCAATAAAATTGGCCAATACGATTTTAACAGCGGTTTAGACCTACTCCCAGTACCCAAGACGGATGCTGACGAGAAACTCTCTCAAATGGCCTCTGAGGGCCTTAAAAGGCTAGGTCTGGACGGGGACCAGGTCTACACGGACAGGCTAGCAGAAGAGTTATCTATAATTAAAGATAAATCATTTGCATCATACTTTCTTGTGGTAGCAGATATGATTAATTGGGCTAAACAAAATAATATCATGGTGGGTCCAGGACGTGGTTCTGCTGCTGGGTCTTTGGTCTGCTACTCTCTTGGAATTACAGATGTAGACCCAATTGAGTATGACTTGCTATTTTTTAGATTTATTAATCCAGAACGTAACGACTTTCCAGATATCGACACAGACTTTGAAGATCGTCGCCGTAAGGAAGTAAAGGATTACCTCAAAAAGAAATTCAAGCATGTGGCATCTATTTCTACATACACTTACTTTAAAGATAAGGGAGTAATTAGAGATGCTGCTCGTGTATTTATGGTTCCGTTGCAGGATGTAAATCGTGCAATGAAATCAATTGATACATTTGAAGACTTTATGGAGTCTCCAAACACAAAAGAGTTTAGAATGAAGTACCCAGAAGTTGTGTGGCTTGCAGAAAGACTGCGTGGAAAAATTAGAAGCGTTGGAGTTCATGCTGCTGGAGTTGTCGTTGCAAAGGATGATCTAAGAAATTTTGCTCCTATTGAATCTCGTGAGGATGCACAAGATAAAGTTTCTGGTCGTATCCCAGTAGTAGCGTATGACATGGATACAGTCGCAGACATTGGTCTTATTAAGCTAGATGCACTTGGACTAAAAACATTATCTGTAATTTCAGACACATTAAAAGCAATCAAAGAAAGACACAATAAAGAAATTGTATTGTCTGAATTACCACTTGACGACCTAGATGTTTATAAAACATTAAGCGAAGGATATACAAAGGGAGTATTCCAAGCTGAAGCTACACCGTACACAAACCTTTTAATTAAAATGGGTGTGGACAAATTTGAAGATCTTGCTGCATCTAATGCTTTGGTTAGACCAGGAGCAATGAATACTGTAGGAGCTTCATATATTAATAGAAAGCATGGACGAGAAGCCGTTAGCTATGTTCATGAGATTATGAAGCCTTTTACAGAAAATACGTATGGTGTTATTATATATCAGGAGCAAGTTATGCAGGCTTGTGTACATTTAGGTGGTATGTCTTGGTCAGAAGCTGACAAAGTTCGTAAAATCATCGGAAAGAAGAAGGATGCAAAAGAATTCGACCAGTTCAAAGATCAATTTATTGATGGGGCTTCAAAACACATTACTAAGAAAAAGGCCGAAGCGTTATGGCATGATTTCGAGGCTCATGCTGGCTACTCTTTTAACCGTAGCCATGCTGTTGCTTATTCCATGCTTAGTTATTATACGGCTTGGCTTAAGCACTATTACCCACTTGAATTTATTTTTTCAATTCTTAAAAACGAAAATGACAAAGATAAAAGAACAGAATATTTGATTGAGGCTAAGAGATTAAATCTTAAAATTTTATTGCCTCACATCAATGAATCAGAATTGTATTTTTCTCTTAAAGAAAATGCAGTTCAATTTGGCTTAGCTGAAGTCAAGTTTATATCGGACAGCATAGCTAATAAAATCATAGAAAAGAGACCGTATGAAGACTATTCGGAGTTTATTCAAAAGGCGTCTACCAAGGGTAGTGGGATTAACAGCAGGGCTATTTCTGCTCTTAATAGTATTGGTGGGGCTGCTTTTGAGGATAATAAGCGTACTGGCAAAGAAAAAGAAAACTATTACGAATACTTAGGTATACCAACATTTAATATTGATTTGCCACCAAGAATTAAAGCTCAAGCAAGACCAATTCAAGACTTTGATGACCTAGGATCATTCCCAGTATTTGGAATGGTTAAAAGTATAAAAAGAGGAACTGGGTGGGCTAGAGTAGAGCTTGTTGATGAAACTGGATCAATTGGATTATTTCATAATGAGCAAACTCAAATTGAAACAGGACAGATGTATTTTATTCTGGTCGGAGATAATAGAATTGCAAGATACGTTAAGGTCAATGAAATTGACCCCAATGGCTCAGACCTATTTGTTGACTATCTGTATAGAAAAGAATATGATATGGAAGATGATGAAATGATGGTAATTAATTTTAATCCATATAAAACAAAAGCTGGAAAAACAATGGCACACATTGTTATGACTAATAAAAATAAAGAATTGCAACGTGCAATTGCTTTCCCAACTATGTATTCAAAGGTGCTTGGCAGAATGCGTGAGGGAATGAAATGTAAACCCGTTTTGTCTAAACTAGAAGATGGAACTTTAATGATAAAGGAAATAAGATGAGTAAAACCCCAGCAGAAATATATCAAGCAATGAATGCTACTAATATTTTAGTTGCAATATTAGAGTCGCAAAAAAAGGTATCAATTCCGATTGATGTATTTTTAAACGCATCTAACTCAGAAAAAAGTTTAAACGTCGAATATCTTGAGGATAGCTCCTCGTTTGTATTTGAGCTAAAGGAGAACATTGAACAACAAACTGATAATCAGGATGCTGATGCAGAATCAGATCAATGAAATTCCTGCTCCCGTATTAAATAAAAGATCAAAAGACTTTAATTACAATGACACAAACCCTGATTTTAATGCTATAATAAGCATATAGAGAAAGAAAACAATGAATATTTTAATAGATGATGTATTAGCAAAGCTAGACCCAAAAACAAGAGCAAGAGTGCAATCAGCACAAAATGTTGTTGTTGAAAAACAAAAAACACCAAGCATTGGATTAAACATGGCTCTCCGTGGAGGGCTAGGCTACGGCAGACAAGTTCTTGTATGGGGAAATAAGTCTGCTGGAAAATCTTCTTTTTGTTTACAGATGATAGCAATAGCTCAGAAAGAGGGCAAGACTTGTGCATGGATTGATGCTGAAGCTTCTTACGATCAGTCTTGGGCAGAGTCTTTAGGAGTAGATTCATCTAAACTAATTTATTCTTCAGCAAAAACAGTTAACGATATGGTTGATGTTGCAACAAAACTAATGGATGCTGGCGTTGATATGATAGTTGTTGACTCAATTTCTGCATTGTTGCCAGCAATTTATTTTGAAAAAGATGGAAATGAAATGAAAGATTTGCAGGATACAAAGCAAATCGGCGCTGAAGCAAAGGATATGACCCACGCAGTCAAGATGTTAAATTATGCAAACAAAAAAACACTACTTGTTCTCATCTCGCAACAAAGAAATCAATTTGGATCTATGCATGCTAGTCACATCCCCACAGGTGGCATGGCAGTCAAGTTCTTTTCTTCCACAGTCATTAAGCTATGGTCGTCTGAAGCTGAGGCTAATGCTATTAAAGCTGGTATTAAAGTTGGCGACAAGATTATCGAACAAAGAGTCGGAAGACCAGTTAACTGGATTATTGATTACAACAAACTCGGCCCCCCTAATCTTTCAGGACAGTATGACTTTTACTACCAAGGGGAAACTCTTGGTGTAGATTATATAGGAGAGACATTAGACGTTGCAGAAATGACAGGGGTTGTTGAAAAAGGCGGAGCTTGGTATACAGTCAACGGTGAAAGACTTCAGGGTCGTGCCAAAGCTGTGCAGTACCTAAAGGACAATCCAGAAGTTGTTGTTAAACTAAAAGAGGAAATAGATGCAAAATTCTGATAAAGCAAATGATATAGAAGCATACAGTTTAATCCCTGGTGCAATTGTATATAGAAATGCTTTTAAGGATATTGATAAGCTGCTTTCTTTTTTCAAGGAAGCAGAAAGTTATACCGAAGATACCTACATTATGAAAAAATTTCATGATTGGGGAGACATGGGTATAATGACAGAAATAGACTCTCAATCAATTAATGCAAATCCTTTAGACAAAAATAATCAAGAGGATGTCCGTCAAAAAGAAATTTTCCAAAATATTTATAATTCATATAAGTATATTTCAAAAGATTTTATATCTAAATATGGAAACAAAAACATTTGGCCAAGTTCCTATAAGAAGGTTGATTTACTGACAGAGGCAAAAAATACAAAAATTGCATTTCTGAAGTATAACTATGAAAAAGATTATCAAGATAAAAGATTTTTAAAGACATCCTCTGCATTTCACAGTGACTATTTTGAACAAGATATGGACTCTCCAGGATATAAACTAATCTTTACAGTAATGCTATACCTAAACGATGACTATGATGGAGGAGAAATTTGTTTCTTTGACGGAACAAAAATAGTTGGACTAAAACCAAAAGCAGGAGATGCCGTTGTTTTCCCTTCATGTGAGCCATTTTATCACGGTGTACTTACTACATATAAAAACGATAGATACGCAATTAGAATGAATTATTGTATAGAGACAGAAGGTTCTGACGAATTTAAATCTGGATCGTATACAAAATCTTCAAATCAAACAAACCACAAAGTTCCTTTTATGTGGGAAGAAGATGGTGTGGTTTTCCTGACCTCACCAGGAATGAAAGACTTATCAACTTGGGTTCTTCCACCAAAAATATTAAATACAGATCAAATGGAAAGGGTTAACATCAATGCCCAATCTAAATGAATTCTTTAATAAAAAAGAAAAGATACAAAAGAATAATCTAGAAACTATTTCTGGAACAAAACCATGTGGCAAATGCAGTAAAGATGCAGAAGAGTCTTTCTGGGACCCAGATACATTAATAATGTCTTGGCAGTGCCCCGATGGACATAGCAATCAATACAGGGTGAACTAATGTCGGAACGATCAGAGGTTAAACGTGATGGCGCAAAAGCTCAAAAAAATTCTGGCAGGGGAGACTATCAAAAAGGTGATGCTAAGTGGAACCAGTTCTTAGTTGATTATAAAGAGGCTTCAAAGTCATTTACATTAAATAAAGATGTTTGGGCAAAAATATGCACAGACACATTTAAGGTGGATAGAGACATGCACCCAGCGCTCAAAATAATAATAGGCAATGAGTCAAAGGTTAGACTAGGAATAATTGAGTGGTCTGTTTTAGAAGAGTTAATAAATTGTTGGGAGGAAAAAAATGGGAAATAATAATAAGATACCTTTTAATAAAACAGTTATTAAAAATGGTAGAATTGTTAGGCTAAGAAAAGATGGAGCAATCAAAGCAGATCTTGGTCCCTATATAACTAAAAAGAAAATACAAAAATGATTAAACAATATGGCTTGATAAAATTAATGTCTGAAGAAGATTGCCTAAAAACAATCGATATATTAGATAGATTAGAAGAACATTGGACCCCAAGGCCAAGAAACGGCTTAAACATGTTCTATACAGTAGGAGCAGCATCGTACTTAGATTCCTATAAAGGTGCTAGACCAAATCAATATGCTGACTCCGCAGTCAAGATGAATTCGGTATTAAAAGAAAACTTTTCTTATTTATACGAATTAATTATTAAAACAATGGAGCCACTAGTTGGCAAATGTGAATTAGAGGAAAGCCTTGCTATTCCTGGGTTTCAAGTTTTTGGTTTAAAAAAGAAAAACATGGGGTCGGCTAACCCAATACCAAATCTTGGATATTCCACAGAGCTACATTCAGATACAGTTTCATATAATCATAAGGGAGTTTGGTCAAAGTATAAAGAAGTTGAAGATGACCTACTAACAATAACTGTTGCTTTAGACATTCATAAAAATGGATCTGGCCTTGTAGTTTGGGACAAAGATATGGATATGGATTCTGAAACAGAATATGCAAATAGTATAAAAAAGGACGCTATGTCAGATTTAGATAGAATTAAATCTGCTTCTGGTTATCCATTTAATGGCGAAAAGATTTTAGAGTTTGATATGGATAAGCCAAAGATTGTAGAATACTTTAAGGGAAGTTTGTTTTATGTTATTGGTGATCCATGGCATCAAATTGCCCCACCAGTAAATGCAAAAACAGATGAACGAAGAATTACCTTACAGGCACATGCCTTAAGATGCGACGGTATATGGAGGTTACACTTTTGATTGAGTTTCTTTTTGGAGTTTTGCTTGGGATTGTAATTGCATACCCATTAGGACTATGGGCTGGATACTACACAGATTGGGTAAATAGAGATGGAAAATAAAACTGATTCAAAAAATACTCTAGAACTGATCAGTGATATTACTGAGTTTAATGACCTTCATGAATTTATGAAAGATGAACACTTGGATAAAGCTCTAGCAGTTGTAGTAAAACTATTAATGAACCCAGATGTGCCATCTGCAAAATCACCAATGCTTATTATGGAGCTTCAGGCAATGTCTACTAAATTTGCTGTACTTGCCTCATATTATTCCACTATTGCAAAAGATAAAGCTGGCACTACAAACAACAATAAAAAGAACGTTTATTATTCTTTAAAAGAATCAATAGACAAACTTGTAGATGCGCTTAAGTATGTGGTTAGGTATAACTAATGATTAAAAAAAGAATTATGTTTTTGTTTATTTTTATTGGCTCAGCAATAGGATTGTTTGTTTTAAATTCTAATCAACCAGAGTGCATTAACCTACACGTAGACTACGGAAATAATTCTACAGTAGAAAAGAAATGCGTCAGTGCTAGTGGTAAAGTTAATTCTTTAGACCTATTAAAAGCAAATGGATATAAGATAGAGGGGACAGCAAAGTATGGAAATGCTGTTGTCTGCAGAGTAAATAATTTTCCCAACAACAGTGTTGAAAAATGCCAAGACATGCCACCAGAAAATGCATATTGGGCCGTGTTAGTAAAAAAGAATCAGGCCTTGCCATTTCCAAGAAATGAATGGGGCTGGGCACAAAAGGGAATTAATGAAACTTTTGTCGAACCAGGAGACCACCTTGGCCTAGTATTTTCTACTAAAGGAGAAGTAAGATGGCCGTAGAGTTATTAGAAGAAGTAGAATTATTAGAAGAAAAGGTTAAGAATAAATCTTTTCCAATATTAGTTATTGCTCAGCTTTTTATAACAGTTGTTGCTTTATCTGTAGTTAATGAAATTGCAGTAGATATTTGGCGTTCTTTAAGGGGTCATTAATGGTAATACTAAGTAAAATTTATACTAAAACTGGTGACGATGGGCAAACCTCTAACGCTAATAACGAAAGGGTGTCTAAGACTAGCCCCGTAATGGAAGCAATAGGTGCTGTAGATGAGGCTAACTCTGCTATTGGAATGGCAACAGATGAGTATAATGATATTATTGAAAGAGTTCAGAGCGACTTATTTGATCTTGGTGCAGAGCTTGCGGGGGCCCCAACAATAGCAATATCTGAAAACAGAGTGACATATTTAGAAAATGTAATTGATGACTACAATGAATATCTAGAACCTCTAAGATCTTTTGTTTTACCAACAGGTCCACTGCACAATGCAAGGACTGTTGTAAGAAGGGCAGAGCGTGAGGTTTGGAAGATAGAAAATGTAAATCCAAACATTGCTAAGTATTTAAATCGTCTATCAGACTTATTGTTTGTTATGGCTAGATATCACAATAAAGGAAAAGAAAAAATGTGGGTGCCAAACAATGGGTAGAGATATCGTTAAGAACTTAAAGTTTAAAAAAACTTCTGGTAAATTTGATCCAGAAGTGTTTGCCAAGATGCTTGATGACGCATACCTAGCAACCAAAAGAGAAGATGCTGTAACAACAAAAACATCTTTTAGCCCAAGCTCTTTGGGGTATGGACACGGTAATTGTCCTAGATATTGGTATCTTGCATTTAGCGGAGTTATGTTTATTAACGATAACGATTCTGTTGCTATTGCTAATATGGCTCAGGGTACACAGGCTCACGAAAGACTGCAAAATTTAATTAAGACAATGCCTAACTTTGTTGAGGAAGAGCGTGAAATTAAAAACGAATACCCACCAATTAGAGGGTTTATTGACCTGGTTATGGAATGGGATGGCGAAACAATAATTGGTGAAATCAAAACCGCCAAGCAAGAGGTTTGGGATACCCGTCAAGCAGAGATGAAGTCCTCAGCAAACCATATGCTACAGCTTCTTACTTACATGAAGCTAACTGATGCCAAAGAGGGATTCTTTTTGTATGAAAATAAAAACACGCAGGAAGTTGTCATCATACCAGTCGTAATGAATGATAGAAATAAAAAGATTATTGATGATACTTTTACATGGATGTGCGAGGTTTGGGATAACTTTAAAGAAGGCGATCTTCCAATGAGATCTTTTACAAAGTCGACATCTTCTTGCAAGTACTGCCCAGCAAAAGATGCATGCTGGTCTATGGAAACTGGAACTGTTCAGATTGAAAAATTTGAGGTTCCAAAAATATGATTTGCTCAAACATAGAATGTGCAAAAGACTTTGAGCCAAAAACACATAATCAAAAATACTGTAATGAGCAATGCTGTAGGGTTGCAACAAATCGTAAAATTATGGAAAAGTATTATGAAAAAAAGGCAATCAAGAACGGCGCAAAAAGATCTTGTAAGTTTTGCAAAACTAAACTAAGCAGATATAACCAGCTATCTGTATGTTCTACTTGTGAAAAAAATTTAAATAACGAAAGCAAAAAGATTTTGTGGGGCATAATAAGTGAACTTAGCTAGTCTAGTAAAAACTAAAGCGCATAGAGTGCTTGGAATAGATGCCTCAACAAACTCCGTGGCCTTTTGCTTAATGGAAAACAATATTCCTTTAAAGTGGGGGAAGATAGAGTTTAAAGGCGCAGATATATACGAAAAAATATATGACGCAAAAATAAAAATGAATGCAATGCTAGATGAATTAAAGTCTGATTATATTGTTGTCGAAGGTGCCATACTTGTCAGATCACCCGATGCGGTAATAAAATTATCATACGTCTACGGTGTTGTTATTGCTGAGCTTATGTCTACTGGGGCTTCGGTTATTACTATCCCACCTAGCTCCTGGCAGGCGTATATTGGAAATAAGAACCCAACCAAAGACGAAAAGGCAGCAATAAGATTAAAGAATCCAGGGTATGCAGATTCTTGGTATAAAACTCAATTACGAAATATGCGTAAGCAAAGAACTGTAGACTATTTTAATAAAAAATATAGCCTATCATTAAATGATTTTGACGTAGCAGATGCATTTGGCATTGCCCATTATTCTAACGAAGTATTGACTAAAAGATAATAGGAGTATAATATAGATATGATGGAAAATAAAAACAAGGTGGACATATCAAAGAGGCAAGAAGAATTTGCGTTTAAGCATCATAAAGACTATGATGTGTCAAAGATAAAAGAGCTAATCAAAGATTTGGATCAAGAATGGGTTTTGGGCAAAGATGAGCGCTTCCAGCATAAAGCATTAGCTGGTACATTTTCATACTTTTTGCACAAATATGATATAGCATGGAAAGTTAAAGACCCGTATATACAAAGAATAAGTAATCAGGGGTCGGCTCTATGGAATGCTGTATACCCAATAGTAATGGATTTAAAGCGCATTCATGGTGGAAGAATGGGAAACGTTATGTTTGCCATGCTTAACGGCAATAGTATAATTCCAGCCCATTGGGATGTTGGAGATTATCTTGATGTTTCCCGCAGAAACCATATTCCTATAATAACAAATGACGAGGTCATATTTTCAATAGATGGCGAAGATGCAACTATGAAAGAGGGGCAATGCTGGGAGATAAATAACAACAAGATGCACAGAGTTGAAAATAAATCTAAATTCAGCAGGGTTCATCTAATTATTGACATAATCCCACAACAGTATTTGCAGTAAATATGAAACTATATCAAAGCCAGCCATGGATGTATAGAAGATATGTTGTTCAAAAGAAAACAGTAACTGAAATTGCTGATGAGTGCAAGGTTTCTGCTATGACTATACAGAGACATTTAGAAAAGTTTCAGTTAATTAAAAGGAGATAGTATGAGTATAGAAAAAAAGATTTGGCAGACTTACGAAACACCATTTGATGAATTGCCATCTTACGCTAAAGAAAGCGTAGGCACATGGACTTATCAAAATCCAGAATGGACTCATGGATACATGAGCGGACAAGACAGAGAAAACTTCTTTAAGGAGCACTTTGATACAAAAACATACGAGACGTATGTGAACCTGCCTCTGGGAGTAATGAAGGCTGGATTGTGGAGATTTGCTATTCTTTACATACACGGCGGTATATATGCTGATATGGATACTCATTGCAAGATTCCAGTAGACACATGGTTAAACTCTGAGTACGATATGATCCTAGATATTGAAAGAGATACTCCATGGCTAGCAACTCAAACGATTGCCGCTAAAGCTGGACACCCTTTACTAAAGGCAGCCATAGACCTTTGTGTTGAAAGATGTTCTGAAGGAGTCATTCAACACAACCATATGGTTCATTACTATACTGATGTTCAAATGTTTACTGATGCACTATACCGTGAGCTTGGTGTAGAGCCGTATCAAAAACACATTAATGAATGGGCACCAGAGCTCCTTGAGATGCCATTCCTAAAAGATAATAAGGTTTATATTTTCCATGGCGAAGATGCTAAAAGACTCCTAGACAGAGATGTAGTTCATCTATATTGGGGAGACGACAGAGAAGAGGGATGGATTGCTTGGAAAAAAGATCCTAGAGTAAATGAATCATATCCTAACGGATTTAATCCTCACGATTGGGAAAAGTAATGTCTACTATTGGAGTATTGCCAGCGTCAGGAAAAGCTTCTAGAATTGGAGGCATCCCTAAATTTTGTTTGCCTATATCAGATGAAAGATCTCTTTTGCAGTGGCACGTAGAGCAGATGCTTGAAGTGTGTGATGAGGTTAGAGTTTCTACAAGAGCTGAGTGGGTTCCAATTATTCAAAACATGGACATGAATATTAAACTAATTGTTCGTGAGCCATCAACAATGTCAGATGCAGTAAAGTTTATGGTCGGTGAGTATAATGATACGGTGCTAATTGGTATGCCAGATACATATATATTAAACGCACCTGGAAATATATATAAGCCTTTATTTAAAGATAATACCGCAGACCTTGTTCTGGGAATTTGGGAATGCGGAGAATCTATAAAAGGCCGTGTTGGTCAGGTCTTGGTTTCTAATGATAAAGTAATTGAGTCAGAAGATAAGGTAGACAATTGTGATTACCCAGATATGTGGGGCACTATGCTATTCCGAAAGAATATGATAAGATACATAGATACATCACTAGATCATCCAGGAAAACAATTAAAAGAATGGATTGCAAAGGGTGCTAACATTCGGGCGGTAAGACCAGGCGGACAATATATGGATATTGGAACGCTAAGAGGACTTAAACAGTTATATAAGGAGATGGAATAATGGGATTTACATCATATCCAAATAAAGAAAACGGGTATCAAATGTGGGTTACAGATTTACAGTTAATGGCAACAGATGCACCATCTGGAAATAAGATAATTGTAGAGTGTCTTGAAATAGCACAAATGTTGATTGAAAAGAATATATCCTACGGAGACTCAGCTTTGACCCCAATTCGTATATTTTCTCAGGCGGACAATCAAGAGCAAATTAAAATTCGTATTGATGATAAAATAAATAGAATTAAGAATGGCAAAGGGTTTGCTGGAGATAATGATATTGACGATATGATAGGTTATTTAATCTTACTTAAAATTGCTAAAGCAAATTCCAATTGACATTTTAGTCAACTAGAATTATAATAAATATATATGGAAATTGAATTAGCTGATCATTTTGATCGCATGAATAAGGTAGTTGCCGAACTTTTAAAAGGCAACAACCCAACACAAATTGCTACTATGACTGGCTTTAAAAGAGCTGAAGTCGTTGACCTTATAGATGAGTGGAAGACTGTTGTTCATAACGATAACGCTTCTAAAGAAAGAGCTAAAGAGGCTATATCTGGAGCTGACAAGCATTACTCTATGCTTATCAAAGAGGCCTGGAAAACGGTAGAAGATGCGGATACTCAAGGTCAACTTAGCGTAAAGGCGGGCGCCCTAAAGCTTATAGCAGATATTGAAACAAAAAGAATTACAATGCTTAAAGAAGTTGGCATTCTTGACAATGCAGAAATGGCATCTCAAATTGCAGAAACAGAGCATAAGCAAGAAATATTAATTAAGATTTTAAAAGAAGTTACTGCCTCTTGCCCAAAATGTAAAATGGATGTAGCAAAAAGACTTTCTCAAATTACTGGGTTGGTCGAGCCAATAGAGATAATTGAGCAGGTAAATGAATCTTAACTTTAATGATCTTATCGATATTTTAGATGGCGAAGAGTTTGAAGAAAGGCCAGTTGATCTTCGTGAGTTTGTTACAAGCCCAAATTATCTAGCGCTACCTCCCTTATCTAATTACCAGTATGCATTAATAGAGAAGTCTTCCCAGATATACAAAGAGTCTACTTTAATAAAACTTTTTGGAGAAGATGAAGGAAGAAGAATATTTAAACAAACGGCTACCGAAGTAATTGCTCAATTAGGAAAAGGTTCTGGAAAAGACTACTGCTCTACTATCGCAGTTTCTTATATCGTTTATTTACTACTGTGCCTCAAAGACCCAGCGTCTTATTATGGAAAGCCGCCAGGCGATGCTATTGATATTTTGAATATTGCTATTAACGCACAGCAAGCAAACAATGTTTTTTTTAAAGGGTTTAAAACAAGAATTGAAAAGTCTCCTTGGTTTACTGGCAAGTACACCGACAAGGCCTCAGAAATGAAATTTGATAAAGCTATAACAGTTCACTCAGGACACTCAGAGAGAGAAGCTTGGGAAGGGTATAACGTAATTGTTGTAATCCTTGACGAGATATCTGGCTTTGCCACAGAGAACACTACTGGTCACGATCAAGCAAAAACAGCAGATGCTATATATGATATGTACCGTGCATCAGTAGATTCCAGATTTCCAGATTTTGGAAAGGTTATATTGCTATCTTTTCCAAGATTTAAAAACGATCCAATACAAAAATTTTACGACTCAGTAATTTCTGAAAAAGAAATTGTAGTTCGAAGCCACAGATTTAAAATGGACGAGGATCTTCCAGAGGGCACAGAAGGAAATGAATTTACTGTAGAGTGGGAAGAAGATCATATTATTTCTTATAGCATCCCAAAGGTGTATGCATTAAAAAGACCTACTTGGGAAATTAACCCAACACGAAATATAAATGATTTTAAAGTTGCTTTTTATAAAAATTCTGTAGATGCTCTTGGAAGATTTGCCTGCATGCCGTCAGACGCAGTAGATGCATTTTTTAAATCAAGAGAAAAAATTGAAGTTGCATTTAATAACACAGCTTTAGCCATTGATCAATTTGGTAGGTTTGAAAATTGGTTTGCCCCAGACCCAGACAAACATTATTTTATACACGTTGACCTTGCACAAAAACATGACCACTGTGCGGTTTCAATAGCTCATGTTCAGAAATGGGTTAATGTAAAAGTCACAGACACATATTCCCAGCCAGCGCCAATAGTGGAAGTAGATGCAGTTAGATACTGGACTCCGACCCCAGATAAGTCTGTAGATTTTGCAGAAGTTAGAGACTATATATTATCATTAAGGACAAAGGGGTTTAATATAAAGCTTTGCACATTTGATAGATGGAACTCTCATGATATGATGCAACAGCTAAAACAGTACGGCATTAACACAGAGATTTTGTCTGTTGCTAAAAAACATTATGACGATATGGCCATGATTGTTTTAGAAGAAAGATTGCGTGGGCCACATATACCTTTGCTCATAGACGAATTGCTCCAGCTAAAAATTATGAGAGATAAAGTTGACCACCCCAGAAAAGGCTCAAAAGACTTAGCTGATGCTGTATGCGGATCTATATATAATGCAATAAGTGGCACTAGGTTTGATTTAAATCAAGAAATAAATGTTCACACATATGAATCAATGAGTTACGATAACGATTTCGGAAGAGAAGAAGAGTTCCCAGTTAATATGATTAGAGCGCCAAAGATGCCTGATCATTTGTCAGAGTCTTTAGAAAGGATGACTATGCTATGAGCGAATATCAAGAAAGAGCAAAGGAATGTAAATGCTGTACCAAACATGTTCCTTTGCCAACCGTTTTAAAAGAATACAATAGTAAAACTGTATGCCCTACTACATTTTCAAATATTATTGAGTACCAAAGAATATGGAACTCTATAGGTAAAAGGCCTCAAGGCAATATAAGAAAACATTTTTCAGAGTATGTTCAGCAAATTGTAGAAGAATTTTTTAGAAATGAAAATGAGCAGACTAAAAAGGAAATGGAAGTTTAATGAAAGCAATTGTAATCAATAAGTTTGGCGGACCAGAAGTTATTGAGTATGGAGACTTTAAGGATCCAATTCCTGGAACGGATCAATTTTTAGTAGACGTCAAAATGGTAGGCGTAAACTATGCAGACACCTATCAAATTGAAAATAGTTATTTTTATTTTATGGCTGCAAGCGCACCCATGGTTCCTGGAGTAGAAGCATCTTTTGTTATGGATAATAAAAATTTTGTTGGTTTTACGGAAAGTGGATCGTATGCAGAAAAAGCTACTGTTCACAAAAAGAAAATGTTTGAGGTCCCAGATGGTATTTCAGAAGAGGAGGCCCTAGCAGCTCTTTCTCAAGGAACAACTGCTTATGGTCTAGTAAATTATGCCTGTAAGATAAAAAGGGGGGACCTAGTTCTTATTAACGGAGCCTCAAGTGGACTGTCAATAATTTTAATACAGCTTTGTAAAATGATTGGCGCAGAGGTTATAGCTGTAACTTCAAGCAAAAAAAAGATAGAGTTTGTAAAAAATTTAAATGTTGATTTTGCATGCCTAAATAACTTTGATGAGATAGAAAAGTTAATAGCCAGTATAGGTCGCAAGCCAGACTTTATTATGGATTCATACGGCGGTAGGTCTTTTATGAAATACTACAACATTCTGTCTGATCAAGGACATATATGCACATATGGAGCTTCTGCTAGAGAGGGCCTACCGCCAGCGCTTAAAGAAACAGGGTCTTTAAAAACAGCATCTATTTTTTGGGGTACAAAAGAGTTTAGTGATAGAGATAAATTAAGCCAAGCCGTTTACTATATATTTGATTTAATTAAAACTAAAAAAATTAAAATATTCGTTGGTGATAAAATGGAATTAAAGGATGCAAAAGCAATGCATGAAAAAATGAGAAATAGGGATACCATAGGAAAGAACGTGCTAACAGTATGATAATTCTGGGAGTAAATGAAACATCACACGACGCCTCAGTATCTTTAATTAAAGATGGAGAAATATTATTTGCTGGTCATGCAGAAAGATATAGTAAGCAAAAAAATGATTGGTACGTCAACGACAGCCTAATTGGGGATGCTTTGTCGTATGGGGTACCTGATGCTATAGCCTACTACGAAAAACCGCTCCTAAAGGCCTCTAGGCTATTTATAAAGGGTGGTTCTGGGGACTGGAAGCCTAGGTTTGATATAAAATCAATCCCTAGGAAATCATTTAGCCATCACTATTCTCATGCATGCGCTGGTTATTATACTAGTAGTTTTACAGACGCAGCAATAGTGGTGCTAGATGCCATAGGGGAATATAACACTTCAACTATTTGGGTAGGGGAAGGCGAAAAAATTAGCTTAAAGTTTAAGCAGAACTACCCAGTCAGTTTTGGACTATTCTACTCAGCATTTACTAAATTAATTGGACTTATGCCTAATCAAGAAGAGTATATTATGATGGGCATGGCTGCATATGGAGACTGGCAAAGATACTATAAAGAAGTAGATTCATATTTTCCAAAGTATCATGAGCAATCATATAATTTTCATCAAGGAATAACAGATTGGGGTCTTCCAATTAATGAACAAGACAAGTTTGATATAGCTGCAGCAGTTCAAGTTGTATATGAGCAAAGACTAATTGATTTTATGCAAATGGCAAAAAAATTAACTGGAAAATCAAACCTTGTTTTTATGGGCGGATGCGCCTTAAATTCATCTGCAAATACATTGCTATGGAATATATTTAAAGATATTTGGATCATGCCAAACCCAGGCGATGCTGGCTCATCTCTTGGGGCAGCAGCAGCCCTATACGGAAAGCATATTGACTGGAAAGGGCCGTATCTTGGTTACGATATGGGCGGAGAGTACCCAGTAAATAAAATACTTGAAGAATTAAAAACTAATAAGATAGCAGCAGTTGCAACTGGCAGAGCAGAATACGGACCAAGAGCTCTTGGGAATAGAAGTATTTTAGCTGACCCTAGGGATCCCAATATTAAAGATAAAGTTAATACAATTAAACAAAGAGAGCAGTTTAGACCGTTTGCACCAGTTGTGCTTGAAGAGTTTGCAAGTGAGTGGTTTGATATGGACTTTGCATCCCCATACATGCAGTATACAGTAAAGTGCAAGCAGCCAGACAAGATACCTTCAGTTGTTCATAAAGATGGAACATCTAGAGTTCAAACTGTCAATAGGGATCAACACCCAGGGCTACACATGCTTTTAAGAAAATGGTATTGGGATACTGGCTGCCCAGTCCTTTTAAATACAAGTTTAAATATAAAAGGGCAGCCTTTATTAAATGATAAGCAAGATGCTATTGACTGGCAGGTACATTATAGTTATAATATACTAACTGGCAACAATAGCTTAGTTGGTTAAAGCCCCGAACTCATAATTCGGTAATCGTAGGTTCAAGTCCTACTTGTTGCACAAGGAGAAAAAATGGAAGATGATGAGTTCGAAAGAGATTTAGAGCACTACATAGAGATAGGTGCTGTAGAATTGTCTGGCGTAGATGAATACGGTGAAGTAATTTTTAAGATTACAGACAAAGCTGAATTCTTAGTCCCAGAACTTTGGCAAGCCCATAAAGACTATATAGATCAAACACTATTAGATCTGTATGAAAAAGATTTAATTTCTGTAGAGTATAATGAAAATCTTGAAGCTACAATTACCTTGACTGAAGAGGCTAAAAGAATAGCAAGAGAGCATGGAATGATTGAGATGGAGGAGGACTATGATGAAAGAAATTGATCGTATGAGAATTTACGAAAAGAAAAACTTTAGAAAATATTTTGATTCTGGTCTGGTTCAGTATGAGGAGCCAAATGCTTTCTACTATAGGCAAAACTTTGAAATTAGAATGGGCATACCAGAAGATAAAAGCCACTCTTATAAATATAACTCTGACGGTTACAGGGGTGATGATTTTATAAAGCTGGGTGAGCCACACGATGGCAAGCATATTTTGTTTGCTGGATGTTCTGAAACAGAGGGTGTAGGAACAAGCCTAGAAAACCTTTGGGCCTATAGGGTTTATCAAAAGATAACCGAAACAGAAAAGTGTTCTGGATTTTTTAATATTGGATCTAAGGGGTTCAGTATAGATCTTATTGTAGAACAAATTTTTGCTTATATTGAAAAATTTGGAAAGCCAGATATACTATTTATAAATTTCCCAGACCTATTTAAATTTTATATTTGGGATGAAAAGCAACAAAGGTGGGTAGCAAAGATAGGCATAGAGTCAGCAGCAGCCTACAATATATACGACAAGTTTTATTTAAAAGATTTTAAAACTGGTATGTATAAAGAAGAGTCCAATCTAATGAAAGACATTATGAATAAAGACCTTGCACAGTTTTCTGGCGCAGTCAATGGAGCGTACTTTGTTCCAGAATTAATGTCTGAAGATAAATATGCCAATGCCGTATTTAATGGAGTTAGGTATTTTCATTTAGTAGAGAAGCTTTGTCGAATACTTGACATAGAATTATTTTGGGGAACTTGGGATATGTACTCCTCAACTAGCGTAGAAAATAGTGGTTTGTTTAATAACTATACAAACATAGGAAACATTAAAAGCCTATACGAATGGGCAGATCAAAACGGTTATGCCATAGAGGATTTAAGCGCTAGAGACAAAGGGCATTGCGGTAAGTTGTATCACGCATACTGGGCAGAAAAATTATTTGCTGCATATAAGGAGAAGATGCAAAACAAATGAGATTTCATTGGATGCATAGGTTTGATTTTGGAAACAGAGAAAAGGAATTGGTTTACATGGCGGAAACGCTAGAAAAATCAAAAGCCTATTCAGTCCTACTAACCTATTCCTTCGGATCACCAGACTTTGTTCCGTTTTTACCAAGCATGATAAAGTCAACAAAAAAACTCAAATTTATGTTAGCTCTAAGATCTTATACTCTTAGCCCAGAATATGCAATTAGAATATTTGAAACAATGAAAAATAACTATGGCAGTAGGCTTACTTTTAATTTAGTTGCTGGAAAGATGGTAGAGCATGAAGAAAAAGAAGCCATTGAAATGTATAACTTCGACAAGTCTCTTATTGATACTGTTGATAAAAGAATAGATCTGGCAGATAAATGGGCAGATAAATTTTTTAACTTTTATAGCAAAAAGAATCTCAAGCCACCAATATCTTATACAATTGCAAACTCTCCAATTACGCTTGATTTAGCTAATAGGTGGACAGACTATGCTATTGTGCATGAGGGCAGGCTTGAGGAGTCGGTTAATAAATTAAAAAATACAAAAATCGTATTAACAATTGATCCTTTAATTAGAGAAACAAAAGAAGAGCTTGATCAGGATATAGAGTATCGCAAGCAGTCTTGGAATACTAATTTGGGAGAAAAGCCAGTTGTGCTAGAAAAACAACATCATTCCATTAAGGGAAACATGGAAGAGGTAAAGCAACAAATTCTTGAAATATCTAAAAAATATGGGGTAGAGGACTTTATGATAGTTACAAGCCAAAAGGATATCTCTAGTCTTTTAAAGCTTATGGAAGAGATGTCTGTTTAATTGTAAAAACGTCTAAGATTTGATATAATAATATATAGGTCGCCGAATGGGGCCTAATTTAACTTATTCGCTTGAAGGAGGAATAAAGTGGTAACAAAACTTGCTATGGATCTTTTTAATGATCCATTTTTTATTGGATGGGATACAAATTTTGCAAAAATGCAATCTTCAAACTCTAACTATCCAATTTATGATCTAGTTAAATTCGATAACGGTGCTTATGGCATTAGTTTGGCAATTGCTGGATTTCAACGTGAAGACATAAGTGTTTATGTTGAAAATAATAATTTGGTAATCAAAGGTGAGCTACACGGAGAACACTGGGATGGAGAATATATCCACGAAGGTATTGCCAAAAGAAACTTCGAAAGGTCATTTTCATTAGGAGAGTATATGGAAGTTGATAACGCTGAAATGAAAGACGGCATGCTTCATATACACATTAGAAAAAATGTCCCAGAAGAGAAAAAGCCAAAAACAATTAAAATAAAGTAATAGTATAATAGATATCTGCACCCCGTCACTGGGGAGTCGCAGATTCGGGCATCGACGCCCAGGATAGTCGGGGGAGACAGCGACTATAAATAACTGGTATAGTCCTGAGCATGACTGTAAAAAACTGCTCTCTAACAAAGGATTAAAGATGCCAACATATGAATACTCATGCATAGAGTGTGACTCTACTAAAGAAGTAAACAGACCAATTGCAGAGTCAGATTCTGTAGAAATTTGTGAAAAATGTGGATATAAGATGAACAAGGTCTATCACTCCTTTGGTATACAATTTAAAGGTAATGGATTTTACAAAACAGATTCTAAGTAATTTAAACTAACACATCTGCTATAATTACTAAGTAAGCAAAAATATTGCATTACTTAGGAGATACCTAGTTGACTAGAAAGCTACAGTATTTTTTAACCAGCCTTTTTATAATCGGCTGGCTTTTCCTTTTTAGTCCTAATTTTGCTAATGCTAATGAGCCACCAGCACCTGCAGAGCAAGTTGTAGTAAGCCCTGCACAGCAAGCAGTTAACACAGCAATTGCAACAGCAACTACAGAAGTTGCACAAGCTGCAGCAGCATCAGATACAGCAACAGTAACCATAGCCACTGCAGTTGAATCAGTAACAGCGTCTAACGCTGCCGTAGCAGCAGCAACTACGGCGGTAGCAGCAGCAACTACGGCGGTAGCAGAAGTATCAAATGTATCTTCAGCAGTAGAAGCTGCAACAACAGTTGTTCAAACAATTAATTCAACGGTAACAGCAGTTACACAGGCTGTATCCGCAATACCAGCAACAGCCACAACCCAAACACCAGAGGTTGTAGCGGCACAAGCAGTAATAACGCAAGCCGTTACTACTGTAGATTCTGCAGTAGCCACTGTGATAGCAACAGCAACTCCATTAA